ATGGAGTCATTGCACTTACTGCCAAATGAGATGCATAAAGCTTAGAGGTGTCGCCTATATTCCATATCCTAAGTTGGTTACAACCTCCTGCGGTTGAACTTGCATCGAAATAGGTCCCATCTGCTAAAGTATATCCCGTTAGGAAGTGAACGCTATTAGCTTTTACTACACTATTCCCAAACGCTTGTACACACATTCCCCCCGTTGATAGGGTGCTTTGTATGGTAGCCGATGCCGTACTAGTAAAAGGATTAGTTAATAGATAATTATATGCAATTTTACCACCAGTAGCAGTTTGAATAAGCTGGTCATGTTCGGCTGCCGTCATAACATCAGAATCTAAATCAACGTCTGCTAAATTAACATCTATGTGGTTCGCAGCGTAAGTCGCTAAAGCAGCGTTAGGATAAAACTGCATGGATCCTGCACTAACGAATTTTGCTATATTAGAATCACTAAAATCACTATTAGGGATAGCGCATACTGTATTAGGGCTTCCTAAGCTCTCCATAATCAGTTGAGAATTATTCACAGCCGCAGCACAAGTTTTTCCTGTGGAGTGTAATTCAACAGATGTATGGTTCCCTTTGTTTAGTAAATTAAACCCAGTAACATCTAAATTTTGATCCAATCTCTTATGCGGAACAAACTCTATCACCGAATCATTTTCGCCAAGAACACAGGTCCCAAACTGAACAATTGCAGTAGGTCCTCGGAATGAAACCTTAGAGGAATTTTCCGCACAAACTCCTGCTACATTCCCAGAATCTTCAAAGTCTGGGGATCCCACGATGATAGTAGCCCCTTTAACAGTACCCATGAAATTAACTTGAGAAGAGTTAGAGGCTTTTAAAGCACCGCCTTTTAAGCCTGAAGTTGTATTGCTTAAAGAGCTAGTATGGATCCTTGCATGAACCAAATCGGCTTTTGATCGGTTCACTGAAATGGCAGGTATGGGACCATACAGTTCTCCATGAGAATCATCAAACCGTAAAGCCCCAAATTTATCAGGAATATTAATCGTGGACACATCTAAATAAGGACTAAAATCACTACTATTATTTAAGTTTAAGTGACATCCGTTTCTATGGAATAAGGTCTGTGCCATTCTGTTGGAGTCTTTATCAACAGAATAATCTCTTCGTACTAAACTATTGTTATATTTTATTATAGAGTTATCCGCTGTTATGCCATTTGTTGTATGATTTTCAACTGTTAATCGGTCAGTCGATACATAAGAGTTCTTTAACTCTACACCTGTTTTATTGTTATAAATATCTAGATTTCCACTAACATCAATAACAGAGTTGGTTGCTTTTATCCCAACATCATTATACGCAACAGCTAAAGTGGCATCATTCATAGTAGTATAAGGTCTACTCTGGCCTCCAACAAAAGTACTATTTTCTAACAAAATTCCTGTATCGTGATTTTGGATATTAAAAAAGTAGTCGCTCCCAGAAGCATAAGTCGCGTCAATTTTTGCGTCTATAGTACTGTTTATTGCATGCAATCCAATAGTACTTCTTGCGTTTCTTTCAGCCAATCCAGCGTCTGTACCAATTTCATAATTTCTATTCGCAACAAAACCCCTGGTTAATTTAACATCTGAATTAATAAACTTAGCTCCAACCTGCCTATTCCGTGTTACAGAACAATTTTCAATATGGGGGTTAGAGTTTACAACTGTAATACCAATATCATTTTTATAAGTACTATCTTTAAATACAGTCCCACCTCCACTAACACCATCAACACAGAATCCGCGTAAATAAAGAGGCCCAGTGCAATTCTCTATAAGGACAGACGAGACAGAATTAGCATAAGTAACTCCCGTCATTTGTCTGTCCCAAGTAGTTGCAGGAACAGACCTCTGAATTAACGCTTCTGTATCCTGTCGGAAAGATGATACATCTAAAGCAGAGCAGGAACCATCTTTAACATTGTTTGTAGCTCCATAAGAGAAATTTTCATAATTAGGGAAAGAAAATGTTGCCGATAACTGGGTGTCAGTGTTGAGGAAATTAGCGTGGGAATTAGCTCCCACATCTAAAAACCCATAATATAATCTACTATTACGACTCCTATTTTTAGCAAAATTAATTGATTGAGCAAAAGTTCTATTATAGTGTTGTACAAAAAGAGAAGAACAATTAGCAGAAGTGGATAGCGCAGAAGTATTTAAAATAGTAGAACTTAAATCCACAGAAGATAATTCGGTTACATAGCCTCTAGTCCTCGCCGCAGCAACACTTGACGCATTACCCAAGGCAGAAGCATTAACATGAGTAACCCCATTCCCTCTTCCTGAATATATTTTAGCAAAACCTCTATTAAGAATTTCTAAAACACCCGCACCTTCAACCCTAATATCCTTTAGTTTTAAGCCCCCTAAATGACCACTAGCAGCAACTTCAATAAGGGTAGGGGTCCTAATTACCTGAGGGAGAGAATCCACAGCATCCTGTAAATTTGTGAAAATATTGCGGTTATTGGGGTCAGCAGTCCCAGAAACAACTAAAGGCATTCCGTTTAAGGAAGAGGTAAAGTACCCTGTAGCTTTTTCCCAAAGGCCAAAAGTCCTTTCCTCTAGATCGTAGATTGGCTGGTTGTCTTGTTCCCAATTGTAAAAAGATTGGCTGTCAAACTTTGTAACAAAGGGGTTAAAATATTTGTATAATTCTGTTCCCGCTGAAACAGAGTAAAGGTCATTTTGATTAAAAGGCATGTTTAGAAATTAATAGTCCACTTAAATAAAAGTGCGAAGTTGCTAGTTTTTTTCAAACCAGTAAAAGGTCGATAAGCTACCAAAATTGGTGCTACAGGCGATAGCCCTCTAGGGTTTCTCATAAACAACCCAATTTCATCCAGATTAGTACTTAGACCATTTGCGGTATATCTATCTAAAATTAAATTAAACCTAACAGAGGTGGGAGTTACTTTTTGAATATTAGAGTATGGAATTCTCACAAAACCCTCAGTGCTTGCTTTGATGTCCTTATTTTGTATAGGCTTAAGATCTTCAAGTAAAATCTCACTACCTGCTGTTAAGTATTGAGATGTAGCTCCCCCTGTTAAAGGGGTATTTAGCTTATAGCTAGATGTTCCATAATTATCGGTATCGCCACCAGTCCCAACCTGAAAATTTAATATTTGAAAATCAGAAATTGTTCCCCCTCCCGAACCTGCAAAAAGGTGCGAAAGCCCTACACCCATTCCAGAAGTAATTACATTTTTTTCTGAGAAGTGAACTTCTTCAGTCCCATCCTCAAATACTTTTACAACCTCTAAATATCCTTTTGGTTTAAATTTTTCCATTATTCCTCTGGGTCTCCACCTAGATTGTCATCAGGGGGCGCACTCAAGATAGTGTTAGGCACTGTTCTTGTATTATAAAAACGATTAAACCCTCGATGTAACGCATCAAAGATTCTAGCTAAATTCCAATAGTGTACACTATTATCTAGTTGTCCACCATTAGCATTCCCATTATTTATACCACCTTGCGCTTCGGGTAATTTGATAGCAGATACAATTAAAGAACTAGCTATATGATTCGCATAAACTCCTTTATTTTCTTCCAAAATAAAATCATTTAGTTCATACATATCAACACCACTAAAATTTACAAAGCTCTGTAGATGATACATTTCTTCATACCATTTCCCTAGACCTTGCGTTAAAACAGTTAGAATCTTATTTCCATCATCATTAAGAACATAATCTCCATCTTCATCCTTTTCCCAATCAATATCATTTACATCATGAGCAAAATTGGATCCCAACGAAACCCTACCTGAACTGGGTCTTAGTAATTTCCACAAACCTCCGCTAGGATCGGGAATAGCTTCTTTAGATTGTATCGTTATGGGCACATCAGGCGCATCATTATTATTTAAATAATTTATAGTTTGAGTCCATTTAGATGGAATAAATCCTATAAAATCTTCTGGGACTAGTCTCACCGTTAATGCTTGCCTTCGTCTTCTTGGAGTTGTGGGCTGAGGTGTATACCCACCCTGCATAGTATCCTCCAAAGAGGTTTGTGCCCCACCACAAAGAACAGCACTTGTGTATGATCCGTGAGCGGATGCATTCCCCGTACTATTACCTATAGGAAAGAAAACTTCACCCCAAGAATACTGTCTTGCGTGACTTGAAGCATCTGTTACACCCTTAAGAACATTATAAAAAGAAATAGAATCAGGAGGTATGTTAAGAGGGTCCCCCGCAGGCAAGGTCCCCGCCCCTGCTATATCAGCAATAGTTGCTACAATATCCGTTAAATCAATCATAGCATGCGAGCTTACTCCTGCGGAGACGCCTGCCCCACTAACAAACATCGGAACAAGCATTCCTCTATCATAAAGCGTTGCTTTGAATCCATTTGCGCTATCATTTTCCCCTCCCCGTCTAACAGCAGAAGTTGATAATCCAGAGCAATAAGCTCCCAAATTAAGCATCTTATCGTAAGTAGCTCCCAAACCTCCTGAGCCTGTATTATCGCCACCCAAACTACTTGCATACCCAAGACCAATAGAAGAAGCATACGCTGCTCTCCGTCCTATGTCAGGGGCTAATGCTCCATTATCGGAAGTTACAATAAAAATTGTATTCGATTTTTTATTTTCATCCAACCCTTGCAAGAAAGAACTCAAAGTAGAATCAAAGTTTTCTAACATAGCATTAACTGTAGCCCAAGTAGAAGATGCTGAGTCCGTTGCTCCTACGCCTGCCTTTAATAAAGTATGCTGATTTATAGAGGACAACCCACTTCCATTGTATATGCCTCCTGAAGGGGGCCATGTATATGGAGTGTGTGGTATGTTGGGCGAAACATACATGAAAAAGGGCTCTTGGGCTGTATTAAAATAAGCACTAGCAGCAGAGAAGATATAGTTTGTGGTATAAGAACTTGCGTCCCCTTGAGCGTAAATGGTCCCCTCCGAAGATTGCTTAAAGCTAACATAATCGGAGTCAGAAACGGTATAGGTGTTCCAGGTTTCTACCCCTTCATCTGTTGGTGCCCCTCGTTTAGTGACGAAATAATTAACATATCCCATATTTTTGCCACTTGTATAGAAGTTCGTTGATCCATTATTAGGCCAAACATCCGTATCAATAAACCCATCACTAAGAGGGTTAACCCCTGGTATTGGATTATCATTCAAATTAGAGAAAGTAGCTAAATAATCATCCCAAAAACCTTTTAAAGCAATATGTGACCAACCAGTACCTGACCTAGTTTTGTTTCCATCCCCTATATTTTCACAATAAACAGTATCATCTTCCCATATGGATAAGTGCCACTTGCCAAACATAGCACACTGATAATCAATATCAGGTCTCTTTAAAAAGTTTCCAATTACAGGAGTCTGTAATATAGTATTAGTTAAACCCTGATTGTCCTTAACCTGATTAGTTAAGTTTTCAAGCTCTCCGTTAATATTATAAAACCTGTACCCATCATTCAACCCTCTTAAACCACCTCGCGTTCTTTTTGCTGTACTTGGAACCATACCTACCCCAGGACCCCAGAACCCCGCGCCTGTGCCCCCAAAATTTTTAGTGCTAAAATTATATCTTCCCGTCAATAAAGTAGCTCTGGTGGGAGAACACGCGGGTTGTGCCCTGACATTAAACATCTGCATGCCAGCGTCAGCAATAGCACTTAAGGTAGGAGTATAAGGATATAAGCTACTTCCGTTAACGGGATCATCTAAGACACTAAAAGGGGTTGCATTTGCGTTATCGGAATTCTGTATTTCATAAGGATTAATAGCATCGTAGTTTCCTAAATGATCCACTCCCACATCATCTATCATAATAAGAACAACATTTTTTCTATCTCCTTCAGACGTAGTTTCTGAGCTTTCATCATCATCAACAAATTTTAATTGCCAATCAATAACTAAAGAAAAATCATTCGTTTTTATTATTCCTGATCCGTCTGCTAACTGTTTATACGCTATTAAAACTGATTGATCTTTTTTTATATTTGAATTTGCGTCTCTTACAAACAACCCAAACTCTGAAATGGGAACACTATTCAAATTATTTGCCATCTCTTCTGTTAACGTCAATCTATAGTGTACCACTCCATCTATAACTTTAGTAGAATGGGAATCAGGCAAAACTGCAAACACACCATCATCATACTGAGTAGCGAAAGTATTATCAAAATTTGAGGGATGATACTTGAGAATTTCGTGAGTATTAATTCTAATCTCAGAGTCCTTTCCGTAATCATCTTCAAGGATAAAAGGATTACTGAGAGTGCTAATATATTTTGCTGTACCTGCTGCAACATGATCATCTGGATTTAGTCTGCCTAAACCAACTTGAAAATAGCCTACAATATGATCCGCAATATCGGTTGATCCTGTGTCCGTAAAAAGATTACAAAGCCCAACGCCAAGCCCATCAGTAAGAATATTATGGTCTTTACATACGCATTCTTGTGTACCATCCTTAAAAACTTTAGTAATTTCTACTGATCCTTTCATACTGTCCCTATAAAGTTAAGCTTCCAAACAATTGTTAAATCGGAATACTGATCTGCTCCAGCAACGGTTCCTGCATCTTTTATAGCACACAAGTTTTTAGTTAAACTTTTTTCTGCAAATAACTTATATACTAATTTATTATAGCCTCCCCCAAAATTCAACGCAAACGGCTTGGTCTCAGAAGATGAAACTGGTATTTGTTTTTTATTTCCTTTGGGGTCTATATCTGATAAAGTTTTATCTAAATCAAGTGTCCACAAACCTAACTTATATATCCCACCATACATATTAGCTAACCCTAAATCACCTGAAGATATTGTACAAATACAGGATAATTCACTCCCCCCAATAGCTGAAAAATCCGCATCTGCTGAGACAATTAATCCTGATGCTGGGTCAATTATGCGATGAGGGTAAATCGGCTTTTTACCCTCATCATCATTAGTAAACGCAGTCGTTGAAGAGGGGTTATACGCTCTAACAAAGCCATCCCTATCCATAGATCTTACTGAAGATGAGTTGAAAAAGTTATCGTCCCCTGGGCTTTTTGGGTAAGTCCCACTAAAATAAATGCTGCTTGTGCCACCAGTGGAATCTTCAATATTTGATACCGACGATAAAATTGCATAATCCGTGCCGCTAGTATGGGGATAACACCCTAAAAATATATCTCCATCAAGCCCTCCTTCCTCAAAAGTTGGACGCACACCCGACACTTTTTGGTATTTGGTGGCTCCATAGCTTTCCTCTAATTGCCACCCCCACATAAAGATACTGCCCCCATCAGGAACACCATCATTAACATTAATGCGTACCTCTAATTGATCTCCATTAGCAGTATTTGCGGATTTCCCTAAACCCTCTAAATAAGCTTCTAATCTGTACCACCCAGTAGAAGAGGTCTCTGATTCTACGGGAGTTACGGTCCCCTCGATCCAATTTGTTCCTACCGTAAAGTGCGGAGGCACA